AATGTGGATTTTGATTCAACTTTGGCAAAATTAATTAAACTGAAAGTACTACATATTTAAGGGGGTAAAAACATAAAGTACAAAACACAAAATAATTAATAACCATAAAGCATTGATTTGTAAATAAATACATGAATAATTGAAAAGTGCGTTAAAAAACACTTTGTACAAAAACTTAATTTTGCTTGAATTCTGATTTAATTTTTGGCCAATTTTAAAACGATTTGCAGGCCCTTATTTAAAGCATTTACAACAATAACGTATAAAACCATTAAAACAGGCTAAAAACGGGCTATTTGGGCACATTTTTAGCCATAAAACAGCGGTATTTTTACCGCTGTTTTTGTTAATACCTGGTTGCAGATTACTCCGGTTAATTAAAAACTATTTGTACATAAGTTAGTGCCGAGTTAGTGCCAAAAATGGTTAAAAATGGCATTTTTGCATGTGTTATAATACTGAAAAAAGTATAAAAACAATAAAAAAACAGGTTATTGCATACCCTTTAATACCAAAATATTATATTTACATAATATATAAAACGATTCTCAAATAACTGAAAACCAATACCGTATGACTTAACAAACCTTAAATCACATAAAAAATACTATATAATACGTTGTATTATTTGTTTTTTGTGGCCCGGTTTTGTATTAATTCCGGTTCGGCTGCAATATCAGGCACAATAGTGTTATGATATTTTTTTTGCGTTTTTAACGCTTTTATTTCCTCTTTAAGCATTTTGTTTTCGATTACAAGCTCTTCCACTCTTTCAAGTAAAAATCGAGATGTATTATCGTTGTTATCTATGAAAACTGTGCCTTTACCTTCGTTTTCCTTCCTTATCATGTTATCCCTACCACTAATAACCCACTCCATGCTTAAATCAGGGTAATGATTTGAAATAATCTCGCATTTATCACTTCCTATATTCCTGTTTTTATCTAAAAAACCGTTAGAAAGACCTGTATCCTTGTAAAATTTATATTTGCTAATGCTCTTATAATTAAGATATTCTAATATTTTACTTGTAGCTCCAGACATTTTATTAGATTATTTCATGCTAAAAATTTTGAATAATAGATTATTTCATATTATATTTGTCAGACTTTCAAAAATGAAAGAGCATCTAAAGGTACGAATTCAAAACAAAAAAACAAATGGGTAAAATTCTGACTGCACACGGTGATAAAAAGGAGCTGATGAAGATATTCGAAGTTTCGCACGTTACGGTTCGCGAAGCGCTTAGAGGAAACATTGACACTCCGCTTTGTAGAAAGATACGAAAAGCCGCCATCGAGCGCGGCGGGGTTGAAGTGGTTTAATAGGAAGGGGTAAGCCAGGCTAAAAGCGCGAAGCCGCAGATCGGATTTGCAGCCTGGCACAAAATCAAAAGAAATAACATCTATGAAACAACAGGATCAACCATTACACGATGAGCTATTTTGTGAAGATTGCAATACACTTCAATTACATTCATCAACTGACACGCCAGATAATCATCGTCAGGCAATTCGAGAAGGAAAAATTCAGCATCGTCTTGAACTGGTCGCAACGGCATTGAAAAAAGCCGGGAAAAATGTACGAGGTCGATGGTACGCTTCATCAATTCACTGCTGTCAGTAATGTTTGTGAATTGAAGTTCGAAATACTTGTAATTATCAGGTTCACGCTTATTCATAATTGAAAATTTCTCAAAAGATACGAAAAAATCATGTACCAGGAAACCGACAATATATTATTAATTACAAAAAGTGATTGGTTAGAAGCGGGACTGACTGACAATATGCTAAAAAAAGACAGCGCACAGGGTCTGCTGAAAATCGCCCGTCGTGGTATTAACGGAAATACCCAGATTGACGTCCGCAGCATTAAGAGACCAGACCGGCTGAAAGCTATTGAGGCAATTTTAGGAAAAGTACAGGCCGACCGTAAGGAAAATATATTCGACCAGGAACTAAAACCAGATACCGAAGCCCGGATTTACTACATGCGCTTCGAAACATCGGAAGGATTACCGCTTTCGGCTGAAAAAATTGAGGAATACACCAACCAGGCAAGCATACTTACAGCAATTTTAAACGGTATGAAAAGGCAGGTGGCAACGCTTGCAAAGCACGGAAAAAGGCTGAAAATGGGCGAATTCTGGCAATTGGCTGTTGACTGGTACCTCGAAAAGCTTGAAACCTACCCATGCCCCGCAATTGGTAACGCCCGTCACCTTGAAAGGGTGTTTAAAAAGCTTTTCAATGGCAATGAAATACATTATGGTTCGCTTATACATGGTAACCAGGGTAACGATGCAGCCCGGAAAGTTTCGGCAAGCCTTGAAAAGCTGTTGGTGGCAATATGGCGAACCAACGACAAACCATTTATTAACGTGGTGCACGAGCGGTACCTCGAATTTGTAACCGGCTCGCGCATAATTTTCGACAAAGAAACAGGCGAACAGTTTAACCCGGACGATTTCAGGCATAAAGACCGCGCAATGGAAGTTTCGGTGGCAACCGTTTGGAACTACCTTAAAGATATTGTAAACGAAACTACCATTTATGCCGACCGCAACGGAAATTTCGATTACATGAATAAAATGCGCCCGAAACAAAAACGCAAACTCGGCAATTTCTCACTTTCAAAAATTTCGATGGACGACGTCGTTCTGTCTCGAAAATCAAACAAAGGATGGATTGCTAAATATATCGCTGTAGATGTTCTTTCCGGGTACTGGTTCCGACCGGCTTATGTCATAGGTAAGCCAGATATAGGTAATGTTTACGAATGTTTCAGAAACATGTTTATTGAGCTGTCGGAACTGGGCCTTCCGCAACCGGGTGAGCTTGAAATAGAGCATCACCTTATGAAACATATTGATTGGCTGCCTGATGTTTTCCCTTATGTAAGGTTTGCAAAATCTGCAACCGACAAAAGGGCAGAGCATGCAATCAGGGCATTCAAATATGGAGTGTCGAAAAAAGAGGGCCACACCCACGGGCGTTGGTACGCAAAACACGAAGCTTACAGGGTTGTACGCAATAAAGTTGACGGAGATTTTGTTGAACCGGAATACCAGCCACAGGCAATAGTAGCCGACGACCTTTCGGACATTGAAAAACACAACAACCAGCTGCACCCGCTGCAGAAAACTTATCCGGGCATGACCCGCCGCGATGTGATGATCCGGAACTTCAACCCCGACCTGAAACAGATTGACAAATGGTACCTGTACCGCTACATTGGCAACGAAACCGAAACATCGATTTACAATAACGACTATTGCAAGGTTCAGCAAATGGATTTCTGGCTGAAAGATTACAACAGCCTGAACCGCCTGAAACCAAACAACCGCGAAGTTACAGCATACTGGTTACCCGAAGCTGACGGCAGCATTAAAACAGTGTACCTGTACCAGGGCGAAACCTACATAGGCGAAGCCTACAACAGCAACGAATTTAAGTACAACGAGTTTGCAATTGAGCGTACCGGCGAGGATGATGCCAACATGCTGCACCAGGATAAACGCAATGCCAAATTCGACAAGATGATTCGCGACAATCGGGCAGAGCTTCCGGTGGTTGGTTACGAAACACAGACCCAGCTTACCGAACGCGAGGAGATTACCCCTGAAATTATTGAAAATACCCAGCCCAAAAACTACGACGGTTACGACGACCTTGACGAAAACGAAGACTGGGCAGCAAAAGCAATTAATTCACTTTAAATACCTCTACCTATATGATTACAAATGATTTTAAACAAAAAGTACTTGCGGCCATAGCACAGGCAAGGACTGCATTCTATGGTTCCGACGCAAAATTCGCAGTAAGTATTGGCATATCAGGCAGTCAGTACAGCCGTGTCAAGAATGGCGAAACCGACCGCGTGTTAAGCGATGCCAACTGGATTACACTGGCCCGTTTGCTCGATGTAAACATCAACTCCGACGCAGCATGGAAAACAGCCGCAACTCCGGTTTACCAATATGTAACCGCGCAGCTCGAAATTTGCCAGCGCGAGGGCCTTAGCTCAATGCTTTGCGACCTTTCTGATATTGGTAAAAGCTACGCAGCCAAAGATTACGCAAAAAACCACACCAATGCTGTTTATATCGACTGCTCTCAGGTAAAATCGAAGCAAAAGCTCATACGCAAAATTGCCCAGCAGTTGGGTATTGGTTGCAGCGGAAAATATGCCGAGGTGTACGAAAACCTTTCGTTTTACATTAAAACCCTGCCAAACCCGCTCATTATTATCGACGAGGCCGGAGATTTACAGCACGACGCATTTTTGGAGATAAAAGCTTTATGGAATGCCACTGAGCACTGCTGTGGATTTTACATGATTGGCGCCGATGGACTTGAGCATAAAATGCGCGTGAGCATCGACAATCAGAAAGTAGGTTACACCGAGCTTTTCAGCAGGTTTGGAAAACGTTACGGCAAGATTATTCCTGCAGGCGACGAATCGAAAAAGATACTCGACGCAACCGCGCTGATGATTATCAAGGCTAACGCTCCCACGGGCAGCGATTACAACAGGATTTTGAGAAGTACAATGGGCGAGGACGGTAAACCGAGCCTCCGCAGAATTAACAATGAACTTGCAAAGCGTAAATAATATATGCACGAGCTTAAACGCGGATGGAGCGTTGCGAATGTGTACGACGCCAGATTCAGGGGGCTTCCTTTTGACGGACAATGGTTCGACGCAATCGGAACCCCTGAGCTGGGGCACAGCTGGGCAATTGTCGGGAATTCAGGATCGGGAAAAACAACTTTTAATATGATGCTTGCAAAATATATCAGTCAGTTTGAGGACGTTGTGTACAACTCTTTGGAGGAAGGCTTAAGCCTCAGCATTCCATCGGTGTACAACCGCGTTGGAATTGATAAGGGAAGCAACATACTGCTGGTATCGGAACCGATGAAAGAATTTGCACAAAGGCTTAAAAGGCATAAATCGGCAAACGTTGCCTTTATCGACTCAATTCTATACACCCGCATGAGGTGGAGCGATTATAGGGCCTTTTGCGACGCATTCCCAAAAAAGATACTGATTTGGGTGGGCCACGAAAAAGCAAACAAGCCCAAAGGTGCACTTGCTGAAGATATATGGTACGATTCGTTTGTAAAAATCAGAACCGAAGGATACAGAGCTTTTATATCAAGCCGGTTCGCACTCAACCCGAAAGGCGAGATTGACATTTGGCCGGAGGGTGCACAAAACTACTGGGGACTTAATTTCTAAAAAATCAATAATGAACGCAACAACTGAAAAAACAAAAAATGCACTGATTAAAAAGTTTCACACCTTAATCAGGGAAAAGGGCATATGCCCGGAAACTAAAGAGCTTATTCTTGAACAATACGGAGTTCAATCGACAAAAGACCTTAGAATAAACGAGTTGATTGAAGTATGCGACTACATTGCCAACGGCCAAAAAGCAACCGAAGATAAATGGCGCAAAAGCCTCATTGCCTCCATATTCGGCTGGCTTAAAAAAATGAACCGTACCGATGCCAACATGGATATGGTTAAAGCCATTGCCTGCCGCGCTGCCGGAGCTGCAAAATTCAACGAAATTCCGCTCGAACGGCTTCGGTCGTTGTACTACGCATTCAGCAAAAAGGCCAGAGACCTCGACCTGGTATCTGAAATAACCGCCGCCGAAATCGATAACCTTATTCATTGTAATTAGTTATGAATATCGCAATCGCAATCATAGCCATCATGTTCCTGGCATTAATCTCCTGGAATATATACTGGTTTTTCTTTCACCCTGAAGCATTTTTTCCACGCAAAAAACGGCAGAAAAATGGCAGGTAAGGATAACGAACAGCGCCGCTCGATAAGCTTTCATTTAAATAACAAAATGGAAAAGCTGCAGAAACAACTCGACGAACTAAATGCCGAGTACGACAGGGAACCAACCGTAACACTATGGATGCGGATTAACCTGGTTGAATACCACATTGAGTGCACCAAGAACCGCATGAATGGCGATTTTATCGATAACCGCATCGACTACGGAGTAAGAAGTATATCACCACTCATAAAAACTGCGATATGATTATCAAGCTTCTTTTTACACAGCAGGAAGTGCGCGATTTCTTTACCGCCAATGGCTTTGCAGTTGTACCGCATACTTTTGGCCGCTGGGAACGCCGCCACCATAACCGCGACGAGTGGGTTGAATTCACCGACGACGCAATTGAAATCGGAGGGCAGTTTGTAAAAGCCGAAACCCTGTTCGAACGCATTGCCGAGTTCCGCCTTAAACGCGTTTGCACCCCCGTTAACACGGAAACAAAACGCGCAATTGAAAACACTTTTAAAAACATATTGAAATGACAGACAAAAAATCAAACCACAACGGTACAGACGCACAATTGTGCGTCTCTACAGAACAATCAACCGGCCTCTATTCAGGCCCCGGTGTGATACGAACCTTTACCGGAATTTTCATCGATGTAACCAACCCGCGCCCGCAGGATATATGCATCGAAGATATTGCGCATGCACTCAGCAACCTTTGCCGGTTTAATGGGCATACTCTTAAATTTTACAGCGTTGCCGAACACAGCCTTCTGGTTTCGCAAATGGTGCCCGAAAAACATCGGCTTGCTGCATTGTTGCACGACGCTTCAGAAGCTTATCTGGCCGATGTTCCTTCTCCGGTTAAACAACTGTTGCCCCGCTATTACGAAATCGAATACAAACTGATGGAAGTAATTGCCGGAAAGTTTGGTTTCGAATACCCGCTGCACGAACATATATGCGATGCCGACACAGCCATCCTTGAAGCTGAATGGGAACTAATGATGACAGGAACTGCAGGTGTACATAAACCAAAAGAACCGGTTGCTGCCAGGCTCGAATTTTTACTGGCATTCGATTTATACAATAAATAATCAATTTTAAAATGGCAAAAACAAGAGAAAAAAAGATTGTGGTTACAGGAGTTAGCCGCGAACAATTTGAACAGGCGTTTGCTGAATACGCCGCTGCCGATGCGAAATTTCAGAACGTGACAACAAAAATGGATATCGAAATTACCCGAATCCGTGAAAAGTACCAGGAACAAATTTCAACACTGCAGGAACAAAAAGATAAAGCAGTTGAAATGATGCAAACCTACGCAATGGAAAATAAGGACGAGTTGTTTTCAAAGCGTAAATCAATCGAAACTGTGCACGGGATGGTTGGTTTCCGTACCGGAACGCCAAAACTCAGAACGCTGAAAGGGTTTACCTGGGCAGCAGTAACAACATTGTTGTCTGAATTCCTTCCTGAATATGTTCGAACAACTACTGAACCGGCTAAAGATAAGCTTATTGCCGACCGCGATAACGAGGAAGTATCTAAGTATTTTACAAAGGTTGGTATTGATGTTGTTCAGGACGAAACATTTTATGTTGAACCAAAAAAAGAAGCAACTGAGTAATGATTAAATACCGGTACGAAAAAGAGGGTAACGCTTATGTAGTTCGTCGCTGGGTGACAAACAGTACAGGAGGGCAGGGAACTAAAATCAGTGAGCACTACACAAAAGAAGAAGCCCAAAGCGAAGTGTACCGGTTAAACGGTTGGAAAAAGAAAACGGTCGGTGTACCCAGACCATCATAAACGGGCACTATTGGTCTCTGAAGATTAGGGAACGCGGGCGGCTGCAGGTTAAGCCGATTGTTCAAGTACTTAGTTTAGTTGATTGACGGCGGGGCATTCTATTGCGTCCTTTTTTGGCCCCGCCTTTTTGGCACGGTGACGAAATTGGAAGCCGTTAAAATACTAAGCCAGCCAATGGTTCCGACGTTACGACTTGTTTGCACTGGAATGAAAGATAACAAGCAAAACGCGAAGAAATATCGGATGCTGGTGTGCAGGTTCGAATCCTGTCCGTGCCACAATGCAATAATGCAAAAAGCAAATTAATTAAAACCCTCCGCAACCGGTGCGAACGGTTAGCGGAGGGCATGTTTAACCGGGCGAAAGCCCAATAAAATCATTACAAAAGTATGAATAATATTCCACGACGAAACAGGCTCGACCTGTGCAAACCTGAAGAGCTTGCAATTTACAATGCCATTGAGCAGGTTGAAAAAATGGGAGCATCTCCCGAACTAACCGACGCAGTTACCAAGCTTCAAGAAGCGCGCGAACTGGTTGCCGATTTTATCGACAAATCAATTAAAACCTGGCGCGATGTAAGAACTTACGAGGATGCCGTTGAGATGCGACCGGTTGATGAAGACAACATCATCTATCCAACCGACCGGCCACACATTGTGGCGTTTAAAAAACTGTGTCACATCATCAGGGTTATTAACGAAAACTGGCAACCCGACTGGAGTAATACCAACCAGCGGAAATGGTATCCCTGGTTCAAACTGTCTTCGGGGTTCGGTTTTTCGGGTTCGTACTACGATTACGTTAACGCGAGTACGGCTGTCGGCTCTCGCCTTTGCCTTGAAAGCGAAGAAAAAAGCAAGTACACTGCAAAGCAGTTTATTGGATTGTACGAAGAATTTTTAACCGTTAAAACCGTAAGCAATGAATAAAAAAGCAAACAAACCGGCACCGCAGGAAGCTCCTGATTTCGATTTCAGCACAATCAAAACTTTTGAAGACGCCTGTAAACATATTCGCATTACTACCAAGCTGCCCGACGTGTCGGCGTTGATGGATGAAGACCTGCGTAAACCTGTAATTGCCAATTACAAGCTGATGGTAATTTTTAAAGCTATTAACAACGGCTGGCGTCCCGATTGGAGTAACTGGAACCAATACAAATACTATCCCTGGTTCAGGGTTCTGTCTTCGGGGTTCGGTTTTTCGGGTTCGCGCTACGGTTGCGATCACTCGGTTACGGGTGTCGGCTCTCGCCTTTGCACCGATTCAAGTGAGAAGGCACTCTACATTGCGAAGCAGTTTGAGGAGTTGTACAAAGAATGTTTTTTGTATAGCGAATAACTGAATAAAAGGTTGTACACCGGCTGCTGTCAGTTTTAATGCGTGAATGCGTGAATGCGTAAATGCGTGAATGAAACAGCAACCGGTTTCCCGTTTACCACCACCATAATTGAAGACAACGACAGATATATTTTTACATGAGAATAAGATTGACACATAATGATGTGCTTGCAATACTTGCCCGGTTTCCCGACGAAAAAGCTCAAGTTATTGCAGATGATTTTGGAGTTCATGTAATGACCATCTACAAAACTGCACAGCGATACAAAGTAAAAAAAAGTGAAGATTTTATGGCATCTGCTGCAAGTGGACGTTTACAAAAAGGCCAATGTTTATCACCTGAAACCCGTTTTAAAAAAGGACACATCCCATGTTTTAAAGGTAAAAAATTACCATACAAACCTGGAAATCTATGGCAAAAAGGACACAAACCACACAACATCGGCATTGACGGTGAAATCCGCTGGCGCCGTAATCCTGGTTTTTATTTTATCCGGATTAGTGAAAATAACTGGGAGTTCCTACATAGGTTCCAATGGGAAAAACTAAACGGTAAAATTCCTGTCGGGTACAATGTGGTTTTTAAAGACGGAAACCATCGCAACTGCGAAGTAGATAACCTGGAATGCATAAGCAATGCAGAACTTGCCTTACGCAATACAATACACCGTTATCCGGAAGAAATAAAAAAGCCATCAGGCTTAGTAGTAAACTCAATAAATTAATAGAAAATGAATAAACACATTAGTATTGACAAACTGAACGAGCACCTTTTTGAAACAATAGAAATGCTCAAAAACAACAAGGACCCACAAGCCGACGAAAACGAAAAAATTGACGTTGAAACCGCAAAGGCAATCGCAGGTTTGGGTAAGGTAATTTTAGATGGGTATAAAATTAAAGCCCATGTATTACAAATGCTCAATCCAGACGAAAATCCGGTTGTAAAACAACAGCTGGTAAATCAATCAGGAATTTTAGAAAGTGATATTAAAATGATCGGACAATGACAACCAAAAAAGAAACACTCCGTGCACAATTCGACTACAGAACCTCTCTGTGGCGAATAGCAAAAAAAACCGATAACGGCTCCGGTGGCTGGCGCTCTTTTGGCAGCGGCCCGGTTTATGCCAGCCGCGAAATAGCCGAGGCAAAAATTCAATATTTAATTGAAAATAACCCTGACAATTATAAAATTGGATAGTATGGACTTTAGTGAATTAATAAAATATACACGCGAAATTATTTTCCGCTCGCGTTTGGCAATACCGGTTGATGAAGAGGAATTTGTATGGTTTAATCAGGGAATAAACCCTGAACTTATAAAACTTACTCTTTCAAAAACTAAGGAATGGAGGGTATTACCCGAATCAAAAACAACAGCCGATGAAATTTTAAATGTGGTTTGCAACGAATACGGGATTACTACAGCTGAACTACATACCAGAACCCGAATAAGAGAAATAGTTGAAGCCAGACAAATGGCTGTGTATCTCATGAAAAATTACACCAAATTAAGTTTAAGACAGATTGGAGAAAAAGTTGGTGGGTTCGACCATGCTACAGTGGTGTACGGTTACTCGGCAATTGAAAATTTTAGCAAAACTGACAGAAAATTTGCAGAACGACTAAGCGGTGTTCAAAATTTATTAATAGGCTAAATAATGGAAAGCATTGTAAAAGTACACCAGAAATACCTTGAACTGATTGGTAAAGAAAATCCATACTCAGTGTGCGAGCTCAGCGACAGGCACATGCTCAATATCAACTATTTTAAAAACCAGCGCAAAGAGTGTATCGACAGGTTTACTCAACATTACGCAATGGCTTACCGCATTCTTGAGCCGCGCATGCGCTCAATGTGTCGCCTGGTGCATGTGGCAAAAGTGGGCGGGCATGTTGAGCTTAAAGAACCCGGTTACACAAAAACCTACCATCAATGGAGAACAGAAGTGGATAATGCCATCAGGATGTACAATTTTATTATTGAACTCGAAAACTCAATTGCCAACGAATATGCTGCAATTGAGATCGAAAAATCAAACAAGCTAAAGTCAGAATATGAGCTGTCAGAGTTATTCAATTCGCCTGTAATTGTTCCGGCAGGGAAACAACTTGAAATCACATTTTAAAACATTAACTAAACATGGAATTTATAAGTTTCGACAAAACAAAAAGGAATCCGGTATTAAAAGAAATAGCTCCGTCTATTTCATTTGACGGACGTGGTAAATTTAACTTCAGTCAGGGTGCACGAAGATTGTTTTCTTTTAAAGAAGGAGATCGTGTGGTTCTGCACCAGGATAAAGTATTACGAAACGATTGGTATCTCGAATTTACAACTGAATCAAAAGGTTATAAAATTGTAATAAACAAAACAGATTCACGGTTTACTTGCAAAAGAGCGGCAGTAGAACTGTTTAAATCACTGGGTAAAACTCCCGTCAGAATAGCCTTTCTTATTAGTGAAAAACCATTTATTTCAGAAGGTAAGTTTTACTATCGCATCGATACTAAAAACCCTATCACAAACAACCAGTATTCAAACATTAATAATCAATAAACAAACAAAAATTATGACAACAACAAATCACCAGGGCCGCGACCCAAAACAGTACGGAAATCAGGAAAAATCAGCATCATTCGCAATTATGGTGCTGGCAATTGCAACCTTAATTGCTTTGGCAGTAAATAAATGCCAGGCACAGCCTGCATATTTAATTGTAACGCAGCAAACCGGAGAAAAAGTACAAACCCACAAAGTAACAACTGCTGCAGCTGCCGACAGTATTGTTAACGTCATTTACCCAGGGTTTAACACAGCAGCAGCAATGCAGCAAACCGTTTATTACGAGCAAAAAACCCAGAACAACTATGTTTACATCGAGCGTAAACAGTACGTAAAAATACGTAGAAACGGAACTGTTAAACTGAGGAGGGTAAAGTAATGGCAGTTGATTTAAAGTTTCAAACGCCTTTGGCCGTGTGCAACTACATGGCCGATATGATACCTGAAAACGCTATAAAAATACTTGAACCAACACCCGGAGTTGGCAATATTGTCAATGTACTTAAAAACAGAAATAGGTTTGAAATTACAGCGCCAGATGATTTTTTTCTGATTGATAAAAAACAAAGATTCGATTGTATAATCATGAATCCACCATTTTCAAGTAAATCGGCAATAATGCAAAATGCACCTGAAAATATAGAGGTAAAAGGCATGAAATTGGGATATTATAT